AAACGATAGCGTGCTTTGGCTCGCATGGGACAGCGACACACAGGCGAGCGTGAGCGGTGCTACCGAACCTTTCGGCGTTGTCGCCATTGCCAACAAATACAACGGAGTGGCCTGCATTGGGGGCGATCCGGCTGCGGTGCCGGTTGGTAGTACGCTTGCAGCTCTGGTGATGAACACCGCCATCTTCGTCTCGGGCGCGATTGCTTCAATCAACTTCAATGAGACGAACGGTCGCACCAACATCACATTTTTGTCTCAGGGCGGATTGACGCCAGCTTGCGCCAATCTCCAGACCTATCAAAATTTGGTGGCCAACGGTTATTCGACTTACGGCGCAGTGAGCACGCGCAATCAAGGATTCACGTTCTTCGCCAACTCGAATATGCCGGGCGATTTCTCTTGGATTGACACCTATATTGGCGATGCCTGGTTGAGCGATCAGTTGCAGGTATCCAATCTCACCTTGCTCACCACGATCGGGTCCCTCGCGTACAACGCCAACGGATACGGCGCACTGCGTACGGCGCTTGTTGGCGGTCCTATCGCGGCAGCCATCAATTTCGGCCAGATTCGTACCGGCGTCACTCTTTCGAGTACGCAGGTTGCCGACATCACCAGCAAACTCGGTTCGGGATACGCGACGGTCATTTCGACGCAGGGTTACTACCTTCAGATTCAAGATCCAGGTGCAACGGCACGTCAGTTGCGTCAAACCCCCGTTGTCAATCTCTACTACACTGACGGCGGAAGCATTCAAGTCATCAACATGGGTTCGATTGATCTTCTCTAGGAGCCGAGCATGTCCGATATCACAAGTGCAAATAGCATCTTCGCTATCACCGTACCGGGCTTGTTCCCGACTCCCATTATCCTTGAGGGATATTCCGCCGATGCCGCATGGAATACGGACAACCGTACCGGTGCGGAAGTGCAGCGTGGAGTTGACGGTCGGCAGACGGGCGGCGTCGTCAAGAACTCCACCAAGCAGACCATCCATCTGCAAGCCGATTCGCCCAGCGTGGCCATCTTCGACGCCATCGACACGGCCCAGGACGTGAGTAATACCGTCTTCTATATCCAAGCCACCATCACTCTGCCGGGGCCAGGGAAGGTCTATAGCGGCGTGCGCGGTGTGCTCACGGATGTGAAACCGATACCTGATGCCGGGAAGGTATTGCAGGCCGTCGACTACGTCATTACCTGGGAAAGCCTCCGATCCTCTATCATCTAAGCGAGGTGATAGATGGCATCCTTCGACATCGCGTTTGAGTGGCTCATGGATTCGGAAGATTCGAGACGTGAGTGTCTCTCAATCCCCGATGCGCCACCGGGCGCTCAGGCAATCAGCGGCATCAACAGTTACTCCTTCCCCACAGCTTTCAAGCGCATCGCCAGCGTAGCCCCGGCTTTCCGGATGCCGTTGGTAAAGGATTTCTATGAGACGTACTTTTGGCGCTACGGAGAGATCGTCTCCGATGAGATTGCCAAGCGCGTCTTCGATATGGCGGTCAATGCCGGTTCGCAGGTCGCTATTAAGCTACTCCAGCAAGCTCTGGGGCCTCAGGTAGAGCGCGACGGCATCCTGGGAGTAGAAACCATCACTGCCGTCAACGCAGCCCCGGCAGCCAAGCTTGTCGTCTCATTCCAGCGCGCGCGCCGCGGCTTCTATGAGGCCATCGCTGCCAAAAACCCAGAGAACGAAAAATATCTTGAAGGATGGTTGAAGCGATGCGAAAGGTAATCACACATTCGATCGCCGCCGAAGGGCGCGATCACGGCAAGCTATTTCAGATTACGGAGATGACTTCCTCAAAGGGCGAGGCTTGGGCGTTGCGCGTTTTCATGGGGCTGCTGCAGGGCAATGTGGATATTCCGCCCGGTCTGCTTAACAACCTAGGAATGGCAGCGCTTGCTGAGTTTGGTATGCGCGCTCTCACTTCGCTTAAATGGGATGTGCTGGAACCATTACTCCGAGAGATGTTCGATGAAGTGCAGATCATTCCAGATCCGAAACAATTGCTCGTGGTGCGGCCACTGCAAGGCGATATGGGTGATTACGATATTGAGGAGATTGCAACGCGCATTGAACTCCGCATTCAAATTTGGAAGTTGAACATGGGTTTTTTGAAGGCCGCGCTCGGATTCCTTCAGCCTCATCTCGCCGCGGCCGAACAGCATTTCCATACAAAAGTCTCCCAGGGATCATCGCAATCTTAATCTCGCGGCGCATGGCCACGCTGCATGAACTTGAAACGGTATACGGCGTGGAAGATGCTTACAACATGCTGGAGATTTTGAGAGTGGACGACTACAACAATCGACCGGAGGAGACGTAATTGGCGACGGTGATCGACAGCCTCGTTGTAATGCTTGGCCTTGACAGCAAAGGTCTGCAACAGGGCGCGTCCAAAGTCAAAGATGATCTCAAGTCGATTGAATCTGCTGCCGGGAAGACTGAGAAGGCCGTCGAAGGTTTGGGTAAGGGTTTAGTCACCTTACTTTCCATCATCGGCGGCACGGTGGCAATCAAGGCGTTTGTGCAGGACTTTATCGACACAAACGCTCAGTTGGATCGACTATCGAAGAACCTAGCCGTAGGGGTTTCCAGTATTAGCCAATGGGGAAATGCAGTAGAGCAGGTGGGGGGATCATCGCAGGGGCTACAAGGCACACTGGCTATGCTGTCGAAGGCTCAGACCCAACTCAGATTCACAGGCGAATCCAGCCTCATCCCTTACTTCTCCATGATGGGCATTTCGATGGCCGGGGTAGGCGGAAAGGCGCGCACGGTCACGGATGAGCTTCTGGATATGGCGAACTTCGCTGAGGGCAAGGATCGCCCCACGATGCACAATATGTTCGCCATGATGGGGATTGATGAAGGCACAATCAACCTCCTACTCAAGGGCCGCAAAGAACTGGAGATTACCCTGGCTCGGCAAAAGGCTTACGGGGATCAACTCGCCAAACTCACGCCGGCCGCCACACGGTTGCAGACCAGCATTGCTCAACTTAAACAACAATTCTCGCTCTTTGGGCTTGAGTTGCTTCAGCAAGCTCTACCCGGCATCGAAGCGATATTTGCAGGGTTGGAGAAATTTGGCAATTGGTGTCGCAACAATGAAGAGTTCGTAGTGGATTTTCTCAAGATAATGGCCGCTGGCCTTATAGCAGTAGGGTTGGCTACAGCACCGATCAATCTCACCGTAGCCGCCGTGTTAGCTTTGGGGAGTGCCATAGCCCTTTTGTGGCAAGATTACCAGACATGGAGGCGAGGTGGCGATAGCTTTATTGATTGGTCGAAATGGGAACCGGGCATCACGGCCACTAAGGAAGCAATCGCCGGGTTGATTGATCTTTTCGATCAACTTATGTCTAAAATTCACGCTCTGGCAAAACTTGGCAGTGTATGGAATGACCCGAATTTATCTCCTATTCAAAAACTCGGCAAGATTTGGGATGTTATTAAGCGTGATGAAAGTGAACAGTTTGCACCTCGCGATCCTCTTGGGGTTCTATCCCCTAAGAAACCCATATCTCCTAGTGCTGGCGGTCAATTCAAAGAACGTGCGATGGATTACTTTCAAAAGCGCGGTTGGACCAAAGAGCAAGCTGCGGGTATTGTAGCCAATCTCGTTGCTGAAAGTGGAGGTAAATCGAACGCCGTTGGGGATAACGGGCAAGCGTTTGGTATTGCCCAATGGCATCCAGCTAGGCAGGCTGCTTTCAAAAAATGGTCAGGCAAGGATATTCGCGAATCAACGGTAGGGGATCAATTAGCTTTTGTCCAGTATGAATTGACTCAAGGGGGATACAAAAACGCAGGCGACCTCCTCAAGAAAAAAACCACTGCGTATGAAGCTGGATCTACCGTATCTCGAGCTTATGAACAGCCTTTAGATGTCATGGGGGAAGCCCGCAACCGTGGCACATTTGCTCAATCGCTAGCGGGCATTCCAGGAGCTTCAGCTTATGCATCCCCTACTACGGGTGCAGGACCTTCCTCTCAGAGCGTGAGTACCTCTCACAGTGTCAACATCACCAGTCTCACCATTCACACGCAGGCAACGGATGCGGCGGGCATTGCTCAGGACTTCGCGAGCGAGCTTGATTATTTGCTTGCTTCGCAAGGCAACTATGGGATGGTGCCGTAATGGCCGCCACTATCGCGCTCGCCAGTCTAGGGACACTTGGAACGATTCTCTTGAACGCTCTGCAATCGCAGACGCAATGGGGTATCTTCGATTCTTCCGGCAATCAACTCGGATCAACTTCCAGTGGCGGCAATAGCTTATTGACGACGGTTCTCGAATCAGCTCTAGTTGGCCCAGGTCCAATCCTATCCACCAACTCTTTTGAATTCAAGCGTGAGACGCGAGTATCCGACTTCCCCGTGGAAGATGGCGGATTCGCAAGTTACAACAAAGTCGTACTTCCCGGTGAGCCGACCGTGCGCTACTGCTTCAGCGGCGGGGTGAATGACCGCGGAACCTTCCTCGCGGCCCTGGACAACGCCTGTCAGTCCACCAATCTCTACAGCGTGAAAACTCCGGAGGTCACTTACTACAACTACAACATCACCGATTACAGCATCATTCGACGCGCTGACAGTGGCGCGAATATGCTCATCGTTGAGTTGCATCTCCGTGAGATTCGGCAAGTTTCCGTCAGCTATTCGACGGTTCAAAGTCTGATCAATCAACCTCAGAATCCCGCATCCACTCCACCATCCAACGGCGGAATCGTGCAACCGCAGCCGTCGAGCACTTCGACTCTCAAGAGCATCATGAATAATTTTCCGGGGTTTAACTGATGGCGCAGACGATCCCAATTCAGGCAGTCCCGAATCAGATAGTTCTCTGCGTCCTTGGAGGCCAGAATTGTCAGATCAACATCTATCTGCGCAAGGAAAGCATCTACGTCGATCTCAATTCCAATGGCGTCGATATGTACATCGGATGCCTAGCTCTCAATGCTGTCCCGCTCGATGCCTGCAATTCCTACGATGGCTTCCAAGGCAATCTCTATTTCATCGACACTCAGGGCTTCGCTGATCCGCTATACACCGGCTTCAACTCACGATGGGTACTGGTATATCTGACTGCTGATGAGGTTCTGGAGACCGCCTTCGCCGCGGTGGGCATTCCCAACATTTTGCAGCTTGAAGCGGTTCTGCTAGTCACTTCGCCCAGCGGAGGAGATTTCACCGTAGCTCACGGCATATCCGGTATCCCGACCATACTGGAGATCATCCCCACATCGCCAGGGGCCATCTGGGGGCAGACTTTCTTTGCCGACAACACCAACCTGTATCTGGAAGCCTCCGATGCTGGTATTACTGCGACCATCTTCATTTATCGGCCTCCGACGCAATCTGAGGTCACTCGCATTCCGCCTCCAGTGCAGCCCCCAGCGACCACTCTTGCGGCGAGCGCGCCAAGTGCGGGAGTCCAATTCGCGGTTCCTCATGGGCTAGGCTACATCCCCAGCTTGATTGAGATTCTGCCCACCAATTTCGGATGGATCTGGGAGTCTTCAAGTCCGGACGATACCAACCTCTACTTCACGGCAACCGGAGCCGGGGTTACCGCGAAAATAACCGTCTTCCATATGGTCAACACCGCCATAAACATCTCGGATTCAGCTACCATACTGACAGTGACTTCAAGTGACCCAGGCTTGCTTACAGTACCTCACGGTCTGTTGGCTGCCCCGAGTCGCATCAGTATTTTCATGCTTTCATCCGGTCAAATCATCGCTCAGACACCAGCTTTCGACGCGATAAACGTTTACCTTGATGCTTCGGACACGGGCTTGACCGCACTCATTTCTGTTTATGCATAGGAGATCGTAATGACGAAACTCATCGTTGGATTGTGGCTGATATTGACGGCAGCGGTCGGGATGGCTCAGAGCCCTCAGTCACAGCAAGCCCCTACGTTCGCAGCGAACGCCAAGTATGTGAACGGAGTTGCTCCCGGATACGCTCCGTGCGGCAATGGAGCACCAAATTGCTCCGCGGTTACTGGCCTCAATTTACAGGTTGGCTCAGGCTCCGTGAATTGCGCGGGAAATCTAGTGGAGTATGCCGGCGGAACATTTGCGCTAACCGCGAGCGTGAACAATTACATATACCTCAATACCGCGGCAAGTTGTACGCCTGCCGTCAAGACTTCGACGTTTACAGCGAGCGATATCCCTATCGCCACCGTGGTCGCAGGAGCTTCAACGATCACCACTATCGACGACAATCGGACACCGTTTCTCATTCCCAGCGCAACCACGCTCGCATCAGCAGTGACCGGAAGCGATAGCAGTTCGACGGCCAACGTCTACGTAGTGACTCTCAACCCAACTCCACTTTCCGTGCCGGTTGGCATGATCGTAAATTTCATCCCTCACGCTGCCAACACTACGACTACACCAACTCTTACAGTTGCCCCTGGCAGCGCGGCAGTGCTTACCAAGACAGCGGGAGCGGTGCTGGCAGCCAATGACATGCTGACCACTGTAGTTGCCCGCGCCCAGTGGAACGGGGCTGGATGGACTTTGCTGAATGCTCAGACCTCAAGTGGTGGAGGCGGTATCAGTGCGCTTACGAGCGACGTGGCTGCTGCCGGAACTGGATCGGTATCTGCCACTGTGCAGGGTTTGAAGAGCGTGCCATTTTGTACGGGATACACGCCGACAAACGGGCAGGTTCCTGAGTTTATCACTACAAGCTCACCAAACCCTTGTTACGGGGCTGTAACTCCCGGTTTGCCGGCGGGTGTCAGTTCCGATAGCAATAATGGCCTCATCGTCTCAGGCAGTTCTCAAGTCGGCACTCTCCAGAAGACTTACAAGTGTGTAGGAGCCGATCCAACAGACGGGAACGCTATCAACACAATGCTGGCGAACGGTGCGGGCGTATACCTGACACTCGTAGGAAACTGCGTTGACAACACGGTCGTCATCAAGATTCAAAGCGGCCAGACCATCGACGGCGGAAGGGCGGCAACTATCGCTTTCACCCCGTCATCCGTGCCGAGTCCCATCTGGACGGGATTGCTCACCAACACGTCGGCCAACGAAGCTGCGACTCGCACGTTTTCGGATGCTGTGACGACAGCAGGGTCAAAGGTGATGACCTCGGCAACAGCGGCGTTTGTGGCGGCGGATGTTACTCAAGGCATCACATGCACGGGGCTGCTTGGATCAAGCATCACAGAGGGCGGAGTTACGATACCGAACTTATTCTCGACGGTAATCCAATCTGTCGAAAGCGGTACGCAAATCAACACGGTCGATCCTATACCGCTCTCGACGACCGGCACTTCCTGCTCAATCTACTACCGCGACTCGCACATTACTTTGCGCGGCCTCAAACTTATGAACAACGGACCCAACTGCGGCGCTGGCAACAACGACAACTGGTGGGTAACGGTGTTCATGCACGTCAACGGGCTGGTCGAAGAAAATGTCGAGTTCCAAGACGGAACGACCGGTGCGACATCCGGCAATGGCTGCAAGCAGGAACTATTCTCAGACTCATCGAATATTCGACTCGTCAACAATAGCTGCCTGACTTGGAACATTTTTGAGGACTGCTACGACTTTTTCGGCAACGTCAAAGATGTGGAAGCTAACGGTCAGCACGGAATCACTGGCGACGACACCTTTGCCATTCAGTCCTCGACCAATGAATTTGTGAGCACGTTTCCATTTCAGGGACCGATGAGCAACTTCACAATATCTAACAACAATGTCGGCTCGGCTACGGCTATCCTGAAGCTCTATGGACCCGATCAGTTGGGATATCTTCCGAACACCAACATCAGCTTGATTAACACTAAATGCCCACAAGCCGTACCGGGGGCCGTCTCAAATGTTCAAAGCGGTTACAGAGGATTCTTAAATGTTGGTGGTACGCAAGACACTATCACCGTAGACGGCATGAGCGGGTTTTGCGGTATTCCGGTCAACTTGAATGGAAATCTAACTAATGGCATATTCCGTGACATTAGTGTAGACCCCGCATCAATTACTACAGCTACTCGGTTAGTATACATTCAAGCTAATGCTTATCAAACTGCCCCAGTCTACACAAATCTGTCTTTTGAGCAGTTGAAATATAGTGCCACAAGTATTCCTGAGCCCTTAATTCAAGCTACCGATATAGGAGCCATCTTTAGTAATATCAAAATTGACGGATTTCAAGTACCTAACGCTACCCCTGCATCATCAAGTCAGTATTTCATTGTGATGAATTTTGCATCTATGAATCAACTTGTAATTTCAAGACTAGGAATTAACTACGCAAGTGCTGCGGCTGCTAACGCACCTACAATTTATCTAGGTCCAGCTACTGGAAGTTCGCAAACTATCTCAGTAGGTTCTATTAGCCTTCTTGATAGTAACTTTAACATCGCTGCTGGAACAAATGGCCCTTATCCACTTCTTCAGGTAATGAATCCATCAACATCTCCTATTATCACTTTCATGCGAAACACTCTTAGTAGCGCAACTGCGTCAACTAATGGTTATCTTGTAGCTGTAACTTCAACAGGAACTCCAGGGACTCTTGGGACGCCAACTTTCCATTTCCAAAACAACGTCCTGACCAACATGACCGGATGTGTCCTGCGCTTGCCGTTCACGACGACGAATGTATTTTTGCCGAACTACCCTGGCGTCACGGCCATCAACAACATCTTCCCGGCATCAACCACCTGCCCCGCCAACAGTCAACTTCTCGCGTCTTCGATTGTGGGAACCACAACGCAGGTTGGGCAGCACAACGGCTACGACAAAGAGACACTGGCGGGCGTGGGACTGTCGATCTATAACAACCCAACAACGGCGATCACCGGGGGCGCTGGCGGCCTGCTAGACAACACTCTTTACTACTACCGCATCTGCTCCGAAAACTCGCAAGGCGGCAACTGCGGCGCGGAGAAAACAGTGACGGTTTGCCCGGTGGCGACTTATCCTTCTGGCTGCTCAAATGCAAGCACCGTATCCATTGCGATCACAACGCAAGGTGCGGACGCACAAAGCTACAACGTGTACCGTGGCACAGCAGCCAACGGTGAACTCTTGTGCTCAAGTCTGACTGGAGTATCGGTTGCTCTGTCGAGCATTACCGATGCTGGCGGAACTTGTTCGGGCGCGGCTTATCCGACGACAAACACAAGCATTCCGACATTTACTATGGCCAACGCTTCTGGCACTCAATCCACCACGATTTCTGGGAGCGCGTCCACTTCCGCGATTAGCGTGGCAATGCCATCGGTGAGTGGAAGTACACTTGCTGTCACAAGTCAGTTGTCTTCCATTAGAGCAGGTGCTTGGTCGATCAGCGCAGGCACAACAGTAGCCGTCACTTTTGGAACGGCTATGAGTGCCACACCAGCATCGTGTCAACTGACGACCAGCGCAAGCACTGCGACAACGGGAGCACCTTTCGCCAGTTCACTTGCCACAACTGGATTCACAGTGAACGTTCCGGTAAGCGGGACTATCGCTGGCACCTATCTATGCACGGTAAACGGCACCAACTAATCTTGCCTTAAGGAGACCTTAGATGATCAGAAAGCTCGTATGGATCGGAACCATCATCGGTATCTATTTCTTGGTCGGAGTGATGATCGAGGGATGCTCGAAACCCAAACCTGTGACCGCTACCGCGCCAGCCGCGGTGGAGGACAAGCGCTTCACGCCACCTCCGTGCCCTGAAGGTACCGTGCTGGTGTCTTGGGTACCAGGTACGCCGATACGTCCCAACGGAGTACCTCATGGCACCAGCAGCTCCGCTACTATCATCAAACAGTTACCGAATGGGGTGCTGGAATGCAGGAAGCAATAAAGGGCGCTTACAACGACGGCGAGATGACCTTCGATGAGATCGCTAAGGCCATGGGTATATCCCGCCAAATTGCGGAGCGCTTATACCATCGAGCGCTCCGCAAAATTCAGGCAGATGGGCCAGCCATAGAAGCATTGATTGATTGGAAAGATTTTCACGATCAGTTGCGGGCTAGATCACTTGAATGTCTCAGAGCCCAGGAGCATTTCTAATTGACCACCTCATTCGCCAATCCGAAAGACCTGAAATTCGTAATCAATCTCGGAACGGGTAGCTTCGGCTCTTCGTCCGCCAATACGATCACGCTTCAGGGATTTCGAGCAGCCGTGGATATAGACAAAGCTGGCGGCGCGATGATGGGGACTCTACGAGCTTCGATCTTCGGAGTTAAGCAAAGCGATATGAACTCCATCACCACGATTCAGTGGCAACCACTCTCCTACATTCCTAACACGGTTCAAGTCTTCGCTATCGACGGCGATCAGAGCACGCTAGTTTTCACCGGGAAC